ATGATATGGATTATATTGTAGGGTTTAGTGGAAGGAGTATTTTTGACCAATGTAACAAATGTAAATTTTATCATGACCCAGAAGAAAGATGTAAGTTTTTTCCAAAATGGAGACACTCAAAAGGTTTCCAGAAGGAAAAATGGTTGTATAATTATTGGTATGCAAAAGAGCATATTTCAAAATCTGGTGTGGCAATTATTGTAGAGTCACCCGGAAATGTTTGGAGATTAGAAGAGGCAGGTATTCATAATGCAGTTGCGATATTTGGAACAGCACTTAATCAATCTCAAAAGGATTTATTAGATGGTCTTGGTGCTATGTCTTTAATTATTCTCATGGACAATGATGAAGCGGGTGAAAATGCTGCTGCTAAAATCATTGATACATGTTCAAATCAATACAGGATTTATAAACCAGTCATTAATACAAATGATATTGGCGAAATGAATCTTAATGATATTCGTAGTTTAATTTTACCACAGGTTTTAGAAGCAAAGGATTATTACAAATGAATGAAAAAGTAAATGCATTGGTTCTTATTTATCAAGCAAACTTACAAGCTGCCAAGGCAAATCTATTGACTTATCTCAATAGTTCTGTTGGTGTTGGAGAACATCCAGATACTGTTGGCGAATGTGCAAAGTTGGTAGATAAGATGGCACATGCTAAGGGATGTTTGGATTTGTTGCAAGAGATGTTTCCTCCACAGCAACCTCAAGTAGAAGGTGAATAATGACTAAGATTCTAGGATTTGCTGGAAAAAAACAAAGCGGTAAAAATACATGTTGTAACTTTTTACAGATGCTTAAATTCCATGAGTATGGAGTATGTAAAAATGCAAGTCTGAATGAACAAGGTCAAATTTTAGTTTCTGATCTTTTTGGTGAGCAGGTATCTGGTTCCGACTGGATACCTCTCACTGAAGAGTATGTTGATATATCTCAACTTCTAGAAAGTTTTGGACCCTGTAAGATTTATGCTTTTGCAGATGCATTGAAAGAATTTGCTATTGATATATTGGGTCTTGAACATCATCAGGTATATGGGACTAATGAAGAAAAGAATTCTCCTACTCATCTATTATGGGAGAATATGCCAGGAATAACTACTACAGAAGTTTTCTCTCATGGTTATCTAGATGCCGGATGTAAGGCATTTGGGGTTATTCATCATAAACCGGGACCAATGACTGGTAGAGAAGTCCTACAATACTTTGGATCTGATATTTGTAGAAAGATGTATGAGAACATTTGGTTTGATGCTTGTATTCGTAGGATTAGAAAAGATAGACCAGAACTTGCACTTATTTCTGATGTCAGATTTCCTAATGAGATTAAAGGTGTTCAAGATGAGGGCGGCATTGTATTTGGATTACCAAGAGATATTGTAAATGGTCAAGATACACATAGTAGTGAGCAAGTAGATTTATCTCTGTGTGACTATCTATTACCAGAAGGAGATATTGATACTACAACTAAAGCATTATATAAGATTATAACAGATAATAGAATTCATCCCTTTAGATCAAAGGTGAGTTAGTTTTGTCCTCAACAATACTTTTGGTGTATAGTAAAGGGTAGTTCTTTTACTTTATTATCAGGAGAAACGTCATGACAAAACCATCAAAAGATATTATGTATGATCTTTATATCACTCAAAATTTACAAAGATCAGAGATTGCTGAAATGTTCAATAAAAGTGTCTCAACTGTAAAAGATTGGATAAAAGAATATGGATTGACTAACCATCCTAATAGGGTGAAGACATCTAAAAAAATTAGAAAAGGTTGTGGAGAAATTACTGGAAGTTATATTTGTGCTATGAGATCTAGAAATCGTGAGTATAATTTATCAACAGAGTATTTATGGGATTTATTTCTAAAACAAGATAGGAAGTGTGTATATACTGGTTTTGAACTTGTATTTCCTCCAACATCAAGAATTCAAGACAGAAATAAGCAAACCGCATCTCTAGATAGAATAGATAGTTCTTTAGGTTATATTTTTGGAAATGTTCAGTGGATACACAAGGACTTACAATTTATGAAATCAGATTTATCAGAAGAAAAGTTTTTATACTTAATAAAATCAATTCATGATCATAGGAGTTTATAATGGGAATTCCGATTGTTTATTTCAGAAGCAGTTCTTTTAACTGTCATAGGTTCTGTCCACAACAATTCGTTTGTGAATACTTTCTTGGATGGAGAGGTCCAAGTAATAAAAAAGCAGATAAAGGAACTATTGTTCATAAAGTACTAGAAATAGCAGCACTTGCTAAAAAGGCGGCACAAGATGGTCATAAAACTTTTATTGATGATGTAGTTGGAGAAACTAAAACTGCTGACTATAGGGCAAAATATTTAGAAGAACTTGTAGAGAAAGTTTATAACTATTATACCGCAGCATTTAGTCATCATAAATGGACTGGTGCAGATTTAAAAGATTGTAAAAACTGGACTTGGAGAGCATTAACAATCAATGATGGAATGTTTGATCCAAGGAATATGAATGTAGTTGCTGCTGAACCACATTTTGATTTTGAAATAAAAGAAGATTGGGCTAAGTATGAGCATGAACTTCCAGATGGAACTAAACTAGATGGTTATCTGTCCATGAAAGGCACCGTAGACCTCGTTACAGACCTTGGAGATGGTGTCTATGAGATTATTGACTGGAAAACTGGAAAGCGTTTAGATTGGGCTACAGGGGAAACTAAAGACCAAAAGAAACTCTGGCGTGATGCCCAACTCCGCATGTATCACCTTGCTATGTCTCATAAATTTCCAGAAGCAAAAACTTTTCTTATTACTATTTACTTTATTAATGATGGTGGTCCTTTTACTGTCCATTTTCAAGATAAGGACTTGCCAAAGACAAAAGAGATGATACAAAAGAAGTTTGAGTTCATTAAAGCAACTCAACAACCGACACTTATTAAAGAGACAGATCCATCTCAGGCATGGAAGTGTCGCAAGCTATGCCATGCCGGAATGACAAGTTTTGAAGGAACACATATTGAACCTATCAAAAACATGAGGTATAATAGAGATATGACAAAGTGTGAGCAGATTAAATATATGATTAAAAAGAAAGGTGTTGAATGGGTTGTTCAAAACTATAATGCACCAGAGTTTAATTTCGCTTCTTATAAAGCACCAGGAAGTGTAGAATGAGTAAATCATATTATGAATTGATAGGTAAAATAGTACAATTAGATATTGAGAATAGTACAGGAAGAATTTCTTGGAAGGGTGGTCATACAGAGGTATTATTTGCATGTGGAACCAAAACACTAACAGAAGCATTTTGTAAACATGAATTAAGCTTATTTGAATTTGACTATGACTCAGAAGATAATATGATTGTTAGGAATATAGAGGAGGTAGAAATATAATGTTAGCATATGATGCAAAACTTCTAACAGAAGATTATATTGAGGAAAAAGAAAGAGTTCAATATTTAATGTCACCAGTATTTGAAAGCATTAAGATGGCAGCATCTAAATGTAAATTTAATGTTGAGTATAGTGGATTAACAGAGGAACAAATTAAAATATTAAAAGAACATGGATATTCAATAGAATGTCAAGAAATAGATTATGACGGTAATTATATCAATATTATTAATTGGAAAAATCCTAAATGAATTATACTCCGCTTCATGTCCATTCTGAATACTCACTTTTGGATGGACTTTCTAAAACGTCGCAAATCGCATCTCGTATTAAAGAGATTGGTTCCACTGCTTGTGCCTTAACTGATCATGGCACAGTTAGTGGTGCTGTTGATTTTGTTAAAACTATGAAAGATAACGGACTCAAACCTATCTTAGGTTGTGAAGTTTATATCTGTCACGGTGATTCAAAAGATAGAACTCCAGATAATAAAGCATTATTTCATCAAGTCATTCTTGCTAAGAATCTAGAAGGTTGGAAAGCATTACTTGAACTTGTAGCAATGTCAAATCATCCAGATAGATTCTATCATAAACCTAGAATTTCTTTTTATGATATTAGTAAAGTAGATACTAGTAACTTAATTACTTTTAGTGGTCATCTAGGATCGTATCTTGCCAATGTAATTACTAAAGATGATAAGATTCTTCCTAATTGGCAACAACTTGGTATTGATGCAGTTAATCTACAGAAAAAATTGTTTGGAGATAACTTCTATGTAGAAATCCAAATGGTTGATTCTGATCGTAATCCATTTAGTAAAAAAGTTGCTGAGTGTCTAAGGGAAATTGCGTCTATTACAAATACTCCTTGTGTTGCTACTCCAGATGCACATTATGCCCGTAGAGAAGATGCAATTGACCAAAGAGTTCTTTTATGTACTTCATTGAAGAAAACTCTAGGTCAAATCCAAATGGATATTAAGCAAGGTAATAGTGTGGGGTTACAATGCTTCTTTGAGTCAGATAACTTTCATATTCCTTCTTTTGAAGAAATGAAACAATGGCATACTGATGAAGAGATTGAAAATACTAATAAGATTGCAAATATGTGTGATGATTATAGTATTCTTTCTGCTCCTAATCCACCTACTTTTAAATGTCCCGGTGGTATGACTCCAGATGATTTTTTACGTCATCTATGTCGCCAAGGTTGGAAAAAGAAGATGGCACATATTGATGATGAGGAAGAACTAAAAGTTTATGGTGAAAGAGTTAATCATGAACTAGAAGTTTTTCTTTCTTGTGGTTTGAGTAGTTACTTTCTAATCGTTCGTGATATTATTAAGTTTTGTCATGAGAATGGATACATTACTGGTCCCGGTCGTGGTAGTGCTGCTGGTTGTATGGTTTCTTATCTGATTGATATTACACAGATTGATCCTATTCCAGCAGACCTACTTTTTGAAAGATTTTATAATGCAGGTCGTAACTCTCCGGGTAAAATTAGTTGGCCGGATATTGATATTGATGTTCCTAAAGAAGCAAGACCTAAAGTTATTGAATATGTTAGAGATAAATATGGTGAAGATAATGTAGCCCAAATTGTTACCTATACAACTTTAAAGGGTCGTTCTGCATTGAAGCGAGTTATGCACGCTGTAGGTGGTATTTCATTTACAGAGCAAAATGCTATGACTAAATATATTTTAGATGAAGCAAGTATTGCTGATGAACTTCAAGAGATGAAAGAGGAACTTGGAACTTCTTCTATCATTAGATGGTGCATTGAAAACAATCCTAAAATGTTTAAAGATTGGGTTGAAATTAATGAGGATGGAGAACTTGTTGGTGATAGGGCAGAGATTTTTAAGCAAGCTATACGTTTAGAAGGAACCAAGATTATTCAATCTAAACACGCTGCTGGCGTTGTGATTTCACCATATAAGATTTCGGATACTTGTCCTATGGTTAGGTCTACTGATGCAAATGATAAAGGTTACATCGCTGGATTTGAAGGACCAAGTTGTGAGGAAGTTGGACTATTGAAAATTGATGTGTTGGGTATTACAATGTTGGACAAAGTTATGTCTGTTGCAGATATTTTAGCAGGAGTTGAATAATGAATCATCGTTGGATTATTGTTTATGATTTGGAAACTGATGGACCTGATCCTACTACTGCTAATCCAGTAGAGATTGCGGCAGTTCCAGTTAATCCTAGAACTTTAGAAATAAAGATGGATGATACCTTTGAGGTTACAGTAAAACCTCCCGGTATTGATAAGGATGAATACTTTACAACGGGTGTTCAAAAAACTATTGATTGGCACGCTTCAACCAGAGGTTGTTCATCTGCTGACATTGTAAGTACTTGGAAAAAAGGTAAATCACAAAAGGTCGCTATGAAAAACTTCTGTTCTT